CCATGTCGAGCCCGAGGCCAGCGGCCAGCATCGGCCCGCCGCGCCCGCGGTCCAGATCCGCCAGCTCGCCCCGCCAACGCCGGTGTTCCAGCGCGCGATCGTCAAGATCCCGAGCAACGTGCAGCAGCGCTACACGGTCACCGCCGATGGGCCGGGGACCGTCGGCGTGGACTTCTACCTCGGCCAGACGCTCACCGCCCAGCCCATCACGGCGGCGATCGGAGCGATCACCCCGGATGCCGCCGCCGTCATCCTGCTCGCCGAGCTCGTCGCCAACCTCCCCGCTGGGGTCACCGCGATCGCCGACCCCGAGGACACGGCGAGCGTGATCGTCGACGGGTCCACCGCGGAGCCGCTGTTCGCAGCCTCGGCCGTCGGTCTCACGAGCGTGACCACGACGCGCCAGCGATACCCCGAGCTCGAGGCCGAGTGGTGGCGGTGGACGTGGCGTCTGAGCTTCTACGGCGAGCCCACGCGCGGCTTTGGCACGGCCTCGGACATGCTCGGCCGGTCCAAAAAAGCCATGGCGCGCATCTTCACGCCGCTGATCCACGCCGCCGGCTGGCGCCCAGCGGGGATCCTCGCCGCCACCGACAACCTTCCGACGGACCGATCCGAGTCCCTCGCCCTCCTCGACTTCGCGCTCGAGGGATACGCGACCGCGATCTACCAACTCCCCGCTGCTCGAGCGATCGGGCTCGACACCCAGATCACCACATAGGACCACGCCGCCATGCCCGCAACAGACTGGATTGTCGTCGACACCACCACCGACGCACCGCCCCCCCCGCCGCCGGACACCCCGCGGACATTCGCCATGGTGGCCGAGGCCGTGCCCGCTGCGTTCACCGAGCAATTCCGACGCTACTCGTCGATCGGCCAGCTCGATGATGACGGATGGACGGGGGCCGAGACCGCCTATCTGGCCATCGCCAAACTGTTCGCCCAGCGCCCGACGGTCACCGCGACGTCGGCGATCGTGATGATCCGCCAGACGCTCACCGCCGAGGAGTGGACCATCGACGTTACCGGCACCACTGACGGCGATTTCAAGCTGTTCGACGGCGCGGTCGAGATCGCCACGTTCACGGCGTCGACCTCGACGGCGACGGACATCCGCGACGGGCTCATCGCCTCGGCGATCGCTGGCTACACCGGGGCCATCGTTGACGCGGACACGCTGACCATCACGCGCGACTTTGCGGGCATCCCCATCCTGCTCACACAGACCAGCCCGAGCACGAACACCGAGCTCGACGTGGGTGCAGGCCCGACGATCCCCAGCGCGGGGATCTACGGCGCGCTCGATGCGACGTGGCCCACCGCGCCGTTCTGGGGCGTCATGGCTCCCGGCGCCAGCGACCTGGTCAACAACGAGGCCCGCCGCTGGGTCCAGGCAGACACGACCAGCCGCCGCACCTTCTTCTTCGGCGAGAGCGCCGACGCCGGGATCTTCGACCCGGGCGACACGGACAACCTCGCCGTGACCTGGCTGGCCGCGAAATATACGCGGGTCAACCTGATGCAGCACGTGAACCTCACGGACTACATCCAGGCCAGCGTGATCGGCCGACTCGGGGGGAGCTTCCCCGGCTCGCGCACCTTTCACATCCTCCCGCTGTCCGGGACCGTCACGAGCGCCGGCATCAGCCCCCGCACAGTCACCGCGACCACGGCACTGAAGACGCGGCTCACGAGCTACACCGAGCGCTGGTACGGGCCCGAGCAGGACCTGCTCGTCCTAAATGGCCGCATGCCGGATGGGCAGTTCATTTTCCAACGCTGGGCCGAGGATTGGGCCTGGTACGTACTGCGCATCACGGTCACCGAGGCACTGAAGGCAAACGCTGGTGTGAACCTCGACGCCGCCGGCCTGCAGGGCGTCGTCGACCTCTGCTATACCGCGCTCGCTCCGCTCGTGACCAACGACGTGATCGCGCCGGACTACGTGATCACCCACGTCCCGCTGGCCGATGTGCCGCCGGGCGAGCTGGCGATCGGCGATTTCAAGACCACCGGGGCGATCCTCGCCAGCATCACCATCACCCCCAAGCTCGCCGCGCTGCGCGTGAGCGTCTCGATCTCGCTGGTCTGAACAGGAGCCGACATGAGCAACCAGGCCATAATCATCAATCAGGCGAATCTGTACCTGAACTTCAGCGGCAAGCGCCTGACCGAGCTGCCAGACACCGGGGTGATCGCCAGCATCGCCAAAGCCACGGACGACGCGACGGTCACGGGCGGGCTACATGGCACCGTGATCGGGGTCATCAATCCGAGCGAGATCTACACGGTCATCATCAATGTCGCTCCATTCAGCTACGCGCTGGAGTGGTTTCAGGCGTCCCGCAACCTCACCAAGCTCACGGGCGCCCCGCACTCGCTAAACGTGAGCTATGCGCTTTCGAAGTGGTCGAGCTCTTTCATGCTCGTGCAGTCGATCGGTGTCCAGGAGTTCAACGCGGACACGGCATCGTTTGTCCCGGTGACCCTCTCCGGCCGATTCGAGATCGCCAACGTCGTGAGCTTCACCGCCCCCGCCGTCGCCACGCCCGCGGACATCCAAGCCCTGATCGCGTGACACCATGGCCGACCCGACCGACATCGCTGGCCTGTCCTTCCTCTTCTCTCCTCCCGGCGAGGCCGAGGCATTCGAGATCGAGTGCATGCTGTTCTGTCTCCTCGCCCCTGGCGCAGCTGCTGGCGTCGCCGAGCTGGCCGAGGCCCTCGCCGAGGAGCTGGTCAAGCTCGCTCGCGAGATGACCCTCGATCAGTCCGTCGACGTGGAGCCGCGCGCTGGCCCGCAGCCCGTGTGGGACCTGGCCCGGCTGCTCTACCTCCGAGACAAGCTCGACAGCAGCGACGAGCGACTGCGCGCCGCGTGGGACAAGTTCACCGACGCTCTCCCCGGGCTGGCTGGAGACGTGATCGCCAAGGTCACGCCCGAGGTCACCGCTCGACTGAGCCACACGACGATCCTCAGGCTGTTCGAGCTCGCCGTCCTCGGGCACGCGTTCGTGGTCGCCGATGGTAAGACCGTGCGGATCGACAGCTACAAGACCGTGGCCCAGCTCGCCCGTGGCCGCCCCATGTTCAAGTGGGAGCTGCTCACCACGGCGATCCTCTCCTATCTGTTCCCACGCCCCGACACCGAGCCCAGCGAGGACGCGTGAGCCAGTGGCGCCAGCCCTGGCAGCGGCTGCGCGTTGCCGGCCGTCGGTGCCGCCTCCAGATCCTCGATCCTCAGCTGGCCTTCGAGCTCGAGCGTGACCTGCTCGACCGACTCGGAGATCCGCTCGCCAAGATGCTCGCGGATCCGTCCGCGGTGGCCGATGCGGTCGGCTTCGGTCCTGGCCTCGTGGAGATCGACGCGGCCGAGGCCATGCTGCGGCGCACCGCTCGACTCGTCGCGCTGGCCATCTCTGCGATGACCCTCGATGGTGCGTGGGTTGCCGAGCTGTTCGAGCGCACCGTGCTCGACCGCTTCGAGGTCGACGGCCAGCACGTCGAGGACTGGCAGCGCTGGCGCGAGCTCGAGCTTCCGGCGTCTGCTCGGTGGGTCGTGCTGGGCGCCCAGGTCTCGCAGACGTTCGGCCCCCTGTGGTCTCGAGCGCCCTATGAGCTGCGCGCGAAGAAGCCCGAGACCTATGGCGTGCCGTCACCCGGGAGCCCCAAGGCTGTCCAGTGGGCGGCCGCGCTCGCTCGCCAGGGCTTGGCCAGCGTGGACGAGATCCTATCCGTGTGGACGCCGGTGCGTCTCATCGAGGTGGTCGAGACCGCCGCCGAGGCCGCCGAGATCCAGCGTCGCGCGTCGGATGCGGCGAGCAAGGTGGCGGTCTGATGCTGATCCGCACCTTCCTCATCCGGCTTGGCGTCGTCTACGACGCCAAGGGCATGGCCGACGCCAAGCGCGACGCCAAGGATCTCGGGACCTCGGTCGGCCAGGCGAAGCGCCCCGTCGATAGCCTCGAGAAGTCGCTCGACGGGACCTCCCGAAGCGCCAAGGCGGCCGGGACATCCGCGGCCAAGGCGGGAAAACAGATCAAGGGCGCGGGGACGCAGGCCAGCGCCGCCGGAAAACAGATGGGTCGCCTCGAGGGCCTCATCGGCAAGGCGGGAGCCGCCCTCGCCTCGATTGGCCCAGCGCTCGCCGCCGCCGGCCTCGCTGGCTTGATCGCTGGCGTGGGCAAGGCGATTAGCTTCGTGGGCGACGAGACTGCTCGCCTCGACAAGATCGCCAAGGGTGCTCAGCAAACCGGGCTGGGGATCGAGACCTATCAGCGCCTCGCCCACGTCGCCACACTCAGTGGCACGAATGTCGACACTCTCAGTAAGGGCGTGATCAAGCTGAATCGCAACCTTGCCGACGTGGCGCAAGGTCGCGGGGCCAAGGTGGCGGACAACCTCGAGCGGCTCGGGTTGAGCTTCGAGGATCTCCAGAAGCTCAACCCAACCGAACAAATCGCGGCCGTCGCCGACGCGTTCGAGCGCCGCGGGATCGCCGAGCTCGACAGGACGACGATCTCGATGGAGCTGTTCGGCAAGGCGGGCGCCGATCTCGTCCCGCTGCTCAACTCTGGCTCAGCCGCGATCGCCGAAATGAGTGACAGCGTCGGCCAGATCTTCAACGCGGAGGAACTGAAGCGCGCCGAGGACTACCAGGACGCGCTCGCCGAGCTCAATCAAGCGATCTCGTTTGTCACGGGATCGCTCGTGGTCGGGCTCGCGCCCTCGCTACAAAAGGGGGTCGAGCTATTCGAGCGGGCGATCCCGCCGATCACCGAGTTTTTCGAGGGCCTGTACAACAAGCTGGCTCCCGCGTTCGATCGACTCGTGGAGGCGGCCGAGCCATGGGTCGAAAAGCTCGGGCCTGGCACCGAGGGGGCCCTCGACGCGCTCAAACAGCCCTTCGAGAACCTGACCGCGATCATCGTTCACTTTACGAACCAGCTCTCATGGTGGCTAGAGGTAGGAACGAAGATCAGCGACTGGTTGGACGGGTTTCTCGAGAAAGTAGAGGACGAGTTTCCCCGCGCCTTTGCGGCGGCGGGAGCGGCGATCAATCTCATCGTCTCGCCGCTGGAGACCGCGCGGACCGTCGCCCAGGAGGTCCTCGACTTTGTAGAGCGCACCGTCGACGGGATCGGCGATCTGGCATCGCGAGTATCCTCGATCCGGTCAGCCCTTGGGCTGGGGAAGGGGACCGGCGAGGCCGGGAGCGTCGCCGGGGCTGCCCTTGGCGCGGGCGGTGACATCCAGTCATCGGCCGAGGCTCAGCAAACGCAAGCGGCCGATGCAGCCGGACGAACTCTAGGGTTTCGCCGTGAACGCCGACGCATTCAGGGCGAGCTCAGCGTCGGCGTTGCGGGCTTGTTCAGCTCGGTGGCCGCCGAACTCGCCTCGGGCACCGCCGCGATCACCGCTGCGAGCAAGGGCGTAGGAAAGGCCTTCAAGCCGAGCCGACCACGAGGCGGCCGGGGTCGGGGCCGGGCGACCACCACCGACGACGGGCCCGTGGGATTCTTGGAGTCGCTCGACCTCGACTCGCCATCATCCGTCATGGCCAATCGGCCCGCGCCGGACACCCTCACGATCGTCATCGCTCCCACGATCAAGCTCATCGAGAGCATGACGATCACCGTGACCGGAGCATCGGGCCCCGAGCAGCAGCGGGCATTCGAGTCGGCGGCGGACCAGGCCAAGGACGCGATCTTCGTGCGCTTGTCCGAGCTCCCGGCCCTCGTGGAGAACATGTTCAAGCTCGAAGCGAAGGCCCTCCAGACCGCGGGCGGTGGCGGCCGCTCTGACCCGGGGTCCACGTGAGCGTCCTGACCCAGCCCATCCTGAATGTGGTCGCCGAGGCCATCGCCAACGCCCGCGCCGTCGTCCCTGGCCTCGTTCGTGAGGTTACCGGCGCAGACAACGGCGAGCGCATTGTCACGCTGGAGCCGGGGATCGGTCGCCGCCAAGCGGGCGTCGAGGTCGCGGACGGTCCGGTCCCGGGCTGCCCCGTGCTCTATCCCAGCGGCGCGGGCTGGTCCGTTGTCTGGCCAGTCGACGCTGGAGACGAGGTCCTCGGTCTCGCGTGCGACCGCAACAGCGAGCGCTGGAAAGCCAACCTAGATCCCGGCCAGGCTCACTCGCTCGAGCGAAGCCACGACGTGAGCGACTCGCTGCTGCTGCCCTTTGCGTCCTCGCCAGCGAACGCTCCGAGCGACCCGGGCACGGACATGGTGATCTCCAACGAGCACGGCGAGGTCATGCGCCTCGGGCTGGGGACGGTCACGATCTCGACGCCGGGACCAGATCCTACGGTCGTTGCGACGATCACGCTCACCGCGTCGGGCGACATCGAGCTGGCCACCACCGCGACGAGCAAGGTGATCGCCGGTATCGGCGGGGCCGCAGAGGCGCTCACAAAGGTCAACAAACTGCTCGACGTCCTCACCACCGCGAGCAACGCAGCGATCTCCGCCGCTGGGCTGATCGTCCCGCCGGCTGGTGACAGCGGGGGCGCGGCGTTCGCCGCGTTCTTGGCTACTCTCCAGGCCTCGATGGTGTCCCTCGCTGGCACCCTGAACTTGGACGCATCCTGATGCCACGCCCGCTCGCTAGCAACGGACCCGCCGCGCGGATCGGCGATGTTCACATCGATCAGATCATCGCGATCAACGGCTCGA